TGGGCGACACCATCAATGTCAAAGGCGACAGCAACATCATCAGCGAAACCGTAGCCGGTGGCGCACAGCTGAAACTGGCCGATGTATTGAATGTCGGTCAAGCGGCTCCGGTGAAAATCGATGGCGACAAAGGTGAAGTCAGCGGCTTGAGCAATACGACTTTGGGTGGCAATGATTTTGCCCAAGGTAAACGTGCAGCGACCGAAGAGCAGCTGAATGCGGCCCAAGATCAGTTGGTGAATGTATTGGGTGGCAATGCGGCCAATAATGGCGGCAACATCAGCATGACCGATATTGGCGGTACTGGTGAGAACAATATCCACGATGCAATCAAAGCCGTTAATGCAACTGCCAATCTGCCTTTGACTTTCGGCGGCGACAGTGGCAAAGACGTTGAACGCAAACCGGGTACGAAGCTAAATATTGTTGGCGGTCAAACCGATGCAGCCAAACTTTCAGACGGCAATATCGGCGTTGTAGCGAATGGTTCTGATAAGTTGGAAGTCAAATTGGCTAAAGACTTGGCAGTTGACAGCGTGAAAGCCGGCGATACCACAGTCAATACTGACGGCGTGAAAGTTGGCGATGTCAATCTGACTAAAGCCGGTTTGAACAACGGCGGCAACAAGATTACCAATGTTGCAGCCGGTACCGATGATACTGATGCGGTGAATGTTGCTCAGTTGAACAAAGCTGCGGCTGCGGCTAAGACTGAAGTCGTTCAAGGCGATAACATTGTTGTTACTCAGGATGTCGGTGCCAATGGCCAAACCATTTACAAAGTGGCTACCGATAAAAACCTGAAAGTCGACAGCGTTACCGCAGGCGATACCGTGATGAATAATGACGGTGTGAAAGTCGGCGATGATGTTGCATTGAACAAAGACGGCTTGAAAGCAGGTGATGTGAACCTGACTAAAGCTGGCTTGAACAATGGCGGCAATAAGATTACCAACGTTGCGGCCGGTACGGATGACACCGATGCAGTCAATGTTTCCCAACTGAAACAAGCTGCGGAGGCATCTAAGACTGAAGTCGTTCAAGGTAAGAACATCGTTGTGACGGAAAAAACAGGTGACAAAGGTCAGACTGTTTATGAAGTTGCTACCGATAAAGACTTGGACGTTGACAGCGTGAAAGCCGGTGATACTACTGTCAACAATGATGGTGTGAAAGTTGGTGATGACGTTGCATTGAACAAAGACGGCTTGAAAGCAGGCAAGGTAAACCTGACTAAAGACGGCTTGGACAATGCGGGCAACAAAGTAACCAACGTAGCAGATGGCGATCTCAATGCCAACAGCAAAGATGCCGTCAACGGCAGCCAGTTGTACGCAACCAACCAAAACGTAGCCAACAACGCCGCGACGATTGCCAAAGGCATCAACTTCGGCGGTACGACCGGTAGCAACAACTATGCGTTGGGCAATACCATCAACGTTAAAGGCGACAGCAACATCATCAGCGAAACCGTAGCCGGTGGCGCTCAACTGAAGTTGGCTGACGAGATTAGCGTGAAGACAGTGAATGCCGATACCTTCAAAGCAGGCGATACTGTGATGAACAATGACGGCGTGAAAGTTGGCGATAAAGTTGCATTGAACAAAGACGGTCTGACCGCAGGCAATACCGTGGTCAACAACGATGGCGTAACCATCGCTGCACCGACTGAAAGCAATCCGAACAACCAAGTCAAATTGTCTCCTGTCGGTCTGAACAACGGCGGCCAACGCATTACCAACGTGGCTCCGGGTAAAGACGGTACAGACGCGGCAAACGTGAACCAGTTGATTGGCTTGGGCAACGAATTGCAAAACAACATCAACCAAGTAGGTAAGAAAGCCTACGCGGGTGTGGCCGGTGCGATTGCCCAAGGCTCGATTCCGCAAGTAACCCGTCCGGGTGCGACCGGTATCGGTGTCGGCAGCGGCTACTACGGTGGTCAGTCTGCCATGGCCATCGGCGTGTCTGCGATGAGCGACGGCGGCAACTGGATTGTCAAAGGCAACTTCTCGGCCAATACCGACGGTCATGTCGGTGTCGGTGCCGGTGCGCTGTATCAGTGGTAAGTTGGCAATGACAGGCAACTAGATTTGCTGCCTGAATAGGGAGGCCGTCTGAAATTTTAGGTTTCAGACGGCCTTTTTTTCTGAAAACACTTGAATTTAGGCTATCTGAAACGATATGCTTCATCTATTTACCGCATGACTCTGAAAGAGAACAAATGAGCAAAACCATCCATTATTTGAAAGACTACGCCGCGCCAGCGTACCGTATTCTGAAAACCGACCTGCATTTCGATATTTTAGAACCGCAAACCATCGTCAAATCTAGTCTGACCGTTCAACCTGAAAGAGCAGGGGAGCCATTGGTATTGGATGGTTCGGCAAAACTGCTGTCTGTGAAAGTAAACGGCCGGGTCGTAGATTATGTGTTGGAAGACGAAAAACTGACGATTGCCGGCGTGCCGTCTGAAAACTTCACGCTGGAAGTAGAAACCGAAATTTTGCCGGCTGAGAACAAATCGCTGATGGGTCTGTATGCTTCCGGTGGCAATCTGTTTACCCAATGCGAACCGGAAGGTTTCCGCAAAATTACTTTCTACATCGACCGTCCGGATGTCATGTCTAAATTTACCACCACCATCGTTGCAGACAAAAAACGCTATCCGGTGTTGCTGTCTAACGGCAATAAAATTGATGGCGGCGAGTTTTCAGACGGCCGTCACTGGGTGAAATGGGAAGACCCGTTTGCCAAACCGAGCTATCTCTTTGCTTTGGTGGCAGGCGATTTGGCGGTAACGGAAGATTATTTTACAACCATGAGCGGCCGTAAGGTCAAAATCGAGTTCTACACCACTGAGACAGACAAACCTAAAGTCGGTTTTGCCGTGGAATCGTTGAAAAATGCGATGAAATGGGACGAGATACGTTTTGGCTTGGAATACGACTTGGATATTTTCATGGTCGTTGCCGTGGGCGATTTCAATATGGGCGCAATGGAAAACAAAGGTTTGAATATTTTCAACACCAAGTTTGTGCTGGCCAACAGCCGTACCGCGACCGATACCGACTTTGAAGGCATCGAATCTGTTGTCGGCCACGAATATTTCCACAACTGGACGGGCAACCGCGTGACCTGCCGCGATTGGTTCCAATTGTCGCTGAAAGAAGGTTTGACCGTTTTCCGCGATCAAGAGTTTTCCGGCGACCGGGCCAGCCGTGTGGTACGCCGTATCGACAATGTCCGTATGCTGCGCTTGTTCCAATTCCCAGAAGATGCAGGCCCGACTGCGCATCCTGTCCGCCCGGCCAGCTATGAAGAGATGAACAACTTCTACACCATGACCGTCTATGAAAAAGGTGCGGAAGTAGTGCGCATGTATCACACCTTGCTCGGAGAAGAGGGCTTCCAAAAAGGCATGAAGTTGTATTTCCAACGCCACGACGGTCAGGCTGTGACTTGTGATGATTTCCGTGCCGCAATGGCAGACGCAAACGGTATCAATCTTGATCAGTTTGCCTTGTGGTACAGCCAAGCCGGTACGCCGGTTTTAGATGCTCAAGGCCGTCTGAAAGATGGAGCGTTTGAATTGACGATCAAACAAACTATTCCGGCTACGCCCGATATGGCGGACAAACAGCCGATGATGATTCCGGTCAAAACCGGTTTGCTGAATGAAAAAGGCGAAGCGGTTGAGTTTGAATATCAAGGTAAACGGGTGAAAGAGGCGGTTTTGGTATTGACTGAAGCCGAGCAGACTTTTGTATTGGGCGGCGTCAATGAGCCGGTTATCCCGTCTCTGCTGCGTGATTTCTCTGCGCCGATTACCTTGAACTATCCGTACAGCGAGCAAGAATTGGCCACTTTACTGGCGGCAGATGAAAATGAGTTTGCCCGTTGGGAAGCTGCTCAAACCTTGTACCATCGCGCCATTAACGCCAACCGTCAGGCATTGGCGGAAGGCCGTCCTTTGCCGGAACATAAAGCATTGATGGATGCTTTGGCTTTGGTGGTTTCCGGTGATTTTGATCCGGCATTCCGTGCCATTTTGCTGCAAATGCCGTCTGAAACCGATGTATGGGCGGAAGAAGAAAATATTGACCCTATTCAGGTTCATCAAGCGCGAGAAGCCTTGCTCAATGCTGTTGCCGTCAAGTTCCTGCCTCAATGGCGCGAGCTGAACCGTCAAGCTGCCGAGCAAGAAAACCAGGCTGATGCTGCTGTTCGTTATGAATACAGCCCGGAATTGGCCGGCTGGCGCACTTTGCGCAATGCTTGCAGGGCATTTATCCTTCGTGCTGACGCAGCGCATATCGAACACGTTGCGGAAAATTACGAGGCAATGGCGCAAAACATGACACACGAATGGGATATCTTATCCGCAATCAACAGCAATGAAAGCGAAATTCGCGATCGTTTGTTGACGAAATTTGCCGATAAATTCGCCGATGATGCCTTAGTAATGGACAAATACTTTGCTCTAATTGCTTCAAGCCGCCGCAAAGATACTTTACAGCAAGTTCAGACGGCCTTGAGTCATCCTAAGTTCAGTATTGAAAACCCGAACAAGGCCCGTTCTTTGTTGATCAGTTTCAGCCGCAATATTCCACATTTCCATGCAGAAGATGGCAGCGGCTACCGCTTTGTAGCCGATAAAGTGATGGAAATCGACCGTTTTAATCCGCAAGTTGCTGCTCGACTGGTGCAGGCTTTCAACATCTGCAACAAATTGGAAGCCAACCGCAAAGCCGTCATGACCAAAGAATTGCAACGAATCCATGCACAAGAAGGTTTGTCCAAGGATGTGGGCGAGATTGTCGGTAAGATTTTGAATGAAAAATAAAGCCTGAGACCTTTGCAAAATTCCTTTTCCCCAACAGCCGAAACCTAAATAAAGGTTTTCGGCTGTTTTTGTTTCACATATCCACTGATTCTACTCAAATACCCCCTTAATCCTCCCCGGACACCCGATAATCAGGCATCCGGGCCGCCTTTTAGGCAGCAACAGGCGCACTTAGCCTGTTGGCGGCTTTCAATAGGTTCAAACACATCGCCTTCAGATGGCTTTGTGCACTCACTTTGAGCAGACCGAAATAGGCTGCCCGCGCATAGCGGAATTTACGGTGCAGCGTACCGAAACTTTGTTCGACCACATAACGGGTCTTCGACAAATATCGGTTGCGTTTGGTTTGCGCTTCCGACAGCGGATGTTTGCGGTGGGCTTTGCGCATAATGCCGTCCAGCAACCGATGTTCTTCCAGATGTTGCCGGTTTTCCTCACTGTCATAGCCTTTGTCGGCATAGACGGTCATATCTTTGGGCAGTTCTTCCAACAAAGGCGACAGGTGTTTGCACTCATGGGCATTGGCGGGGGTAATGTGCAGTTTCTCGATATAGCTGTGGGGTGGTGTTAGTTTTGTCATAGATATATAACGTGGAAAAAATGCAGAAATTATTGAGAACATGAAGATATTTAAAAAATAGGGGAAAATTTTAGAATTGCGAAAAAAGCGCGAAATCTGACAGTTTTTTGTCAGTTTCGCGCTTTTTTTGTCATGGGAATTATCGGGAAGTTGTTTATTTTGATATGCCGCAGCTCCAGAGGTATTTGCCGAGGATTTGGAAGTCGGCGGGGGTGGAGGCAGACAGGGTTAGTTGGGTTGTCGGGTAGATGGATTTATTTGGGTTGTCGCTGATGATGTTGAGTGTATCGGCGGTCAGGCGTTGCAGGCGTTTGACTCGGAGTTCGTCTTGTTGTCGAAACAGGTAGATTCCTTCACGGGTGTAGCGCGTGGCGGTTTGCCATAGGACGGTGCCTTGGTCGATTAGGGTTGGAAACATGCTGTCCCCGTCGATACGGGTACAGAAGCAGTCTGCCGGCGAGAGTTGCAGGTGTTTGAAGAAGGCGGTTCGGAACCACATGGCTTCGGGGTCGGTGTCCCACGGTATTGCGCCGCTGCCTGCGCTGGCGAAGACTTCTTTGTAATAGCGGACGGGTACGATGTCGCGCGTATCCTGACGTGCCGCCCAGTCTGCGTAATCCATATTTTCGATATGCGCTACATCGGGTTGAGTGTTGCGGACTTCAAGCGGTGTGTCTGTTTCCGCGCCATCTATCAAATGGAGCAAGCCTTTTTGTTCCAATTCATCAATAACATAAGGAGGAAGAGGGTAGATTCTTTTAACACCTTTCTTCCCACCTTGTGAAGGTGCTTCTTCATATTCCCAATGTTCTCTTTCTGCCCTGTATTGAATGGCGCGTGTTGTATTCGGCAGGCTTATCAGATTCAACTGGGTAATCAAATTCTGAATTTCAGAGATGCTGAATTTTGGCTCTTTCATTTCCATGCTCCAATTAAAAACATGGAAAAAATCTTAGAAATTATTTTCATATTTAAAACAATCACTTGTCAAAACAACATAGGAAAGCATGGAAATTTTAGTTGCGAAATAATTTCCAAGTTATATAATTTTAAAAACAGCGAAACGGCAACTTTAAAACAGTATAACCGATTTTGCAGTGTTCTTTAACAATTTGGAAATAGCCAAAAAAATGACGGGTATTCGGCCCGTCAGGAAGGAGACTGTTTAACAGGTCGTCTGAAACGGTTCGGACGACCGATTAAACGGTTTTGGTTGAATTTTGTGGGCAAAGCCCACGCTACACACTTTTATATAGAAAGGAAATGAAAGATGAAATACGAAAAACCAGGCATCACCCCTTTTGCGAATGACGGTTTAGGGCTGCCATTTCCGCACCCGCATCAAATGCGGTGGGCGGGAAGAGATTCAAACGGGCGGCTTCGTCCATCAGAAGCTCAAAGAAATCTGCTGAAGGCTCAAGCGCGCCTTTTTTCGAGCAGGCGTCTGCATAACCGTATCGCAACAGCAGGGTATGCAGCAGCAAACCGTCTTGCAGCCGCAGCCATTGGGCATAAACAAATAGCGGGTAGTGTTCGGGGTAGGCTGCTATGGTTTCTTGCCGTGATTTGCCGCCAGCCTTATAAGCTGCAAATGGCACGCTATGTTCGTCAAGCCATGATTGGTAAGTGTCCCAATCACTGATGAAACCACTGACGAAACGGTGCTGCTCGGGGTCGAGCCGCCACCAGTCGTCAGCCAGATCGTAGAGCTGGGCAATGCTTAAATACTTGGACGTTTTATATTCGGACATGACGTTATCCTCAATGTTAATGGGAACGTCATTTTTATATATAAGATGATGAAAGGCAATAAAAAGAGATGAACGGTATGCATCCTGAAATGATACGGGCGGAAATCAAAATGAAGGGACTGTCGCTTGCCGATGTGGCTGCGATGGCAGGTATAGGCGAAAGCACAGTGCGTCAGGCTTTGAGAAAGCCGTCGACTGCCGGCGAGATGGCGATTGCGAAAGTGTTGGGCAAGCCCTTGTATGAGCTGTGGCCTGAACGGTGGACGAAAGACGGGCGGCGCATCCGCCCCCGCTATGCTTATTTATATAAAGAGGCGGCAGCATGAAAACGCATTATTCGATTTCCGAGTTATTGGAAATGAACTTGGAAAAATTTCCTAAGACGAACAGAGCAATCTTATATAAGGTTGAACGAGAGAAGTGGTCTTTTATTGAAGCCTCTTGTCAGGGTGGGAAAAACGGCAAACGCCGCGAATATGCACCGCCCCCAGAGGTGTTGAAACTGATTCAGGCGAAGAAGCTGAACGAGGTTTTGGGCGGTTTGTCAGATTTGCCCGCCCCCCTGTCTTCTTATGAAGAAAAAGGCGGCGAGGAGGCGGGGCTGCCCTCTCCCGATGTGCGAGGGGGACAGCTTACCATCGGCGTTGCGGACGGCTCGACGGAGCAACAACGGCTGTGCGAATCGGCACGACGCGGGGTTTTGTCTGCGGTCGAGCTGGTAATGGCGGAATCGGGTGTGTCGAAGGAGGCGGCGATGACGACTGTTTTGACGCAGGCGAAGATGCCTGGCTTCGAGCATATTGCGAAGCTGTTTTCTTTGGCTGCCGACGGGCGCGGCGGCGGTGGGAAGCTGCCGAGCGTACGGACCATCAAGCGGTGGTTTGCGGCGCGGGAATCTAACAGCCTCGCGCCGAAATCTAGAACCGAGGATATGAACGTCCCGTCTTGGCTGCCTGTGTTTTTGGAATGCTACCGGCTGCCGATGAAGCCTTCTGTTTCTGAAGCTTACCGCTTGTTTGTGAACAGGCTGGAGGCTTTGCCCTCTCCCCAACCCTCTCCCACGGGGAGAGGGGGCGATGTGCCGAGTATCCATCAGGTGCGCCGGTGGTTGGGCAAGCTTGGCAATGTGGAGCGTGAACGCGGACGACGCGGCGCGCGGGATTTGAAAAATATCCTGCCGCACAAACGGCGCGATTTCCTGCACTTGAAACCTGCCGCCATCTACACCGCCGACGGTCATACGTTTGATGCGGAGGTGTTGAATCCGTTATCGGGGCTGCCGTTCAGACCTGAAATTACGACGGTTTTGGACGTTGGCACAAGACGGTGTATGGGCTGGAGCGTGGGGCTGGCGGAAAGCCGGTTTACCGTGCTTGAGGCTTTAAGCCACGCGAGCCGCGCGGCCATCGGTGCGCTTTGGTATGTGGACTGGGGTCGTGGCTTTGAAAACTTGATGATGACGGATGAGGCAACGGGTCTGATGGGCAGGCTGGGTATGACGATGACGCATTCGCGGGCTTATAACTCGCAAGCGAAGGGCGCGTCGGAACGCAGCCATAATATTTTCACACGGGCGGCGGCGAACCTGCCGTCTTTTGTGGGAAAAAATATGGACGACGAGGCGCGGCAGAAGCTGTTTAAGTTGTCGCGTAAGGAAGTCCGCCTGCACGGGAAGATTTTGAATTCGCCGATTCCTACTTGGGATGAGTTTAAGGGCTATATCGAACGGGTGGTGGACGAATATAACGACCGACCGCACCGTTCGCTGCCTAAGTTTACCGACCGCGATGGCAAACGCCGGCATATGTCGCCTAATGAGTTTTGGGCTTTGAAGGTAGCGGAGTTTGGCGAGCCGCCGAGGGTGTCGCCGGAGGAGGAAGGGTATTTGTTCCGACCGCAGGTAATGCGCACGGTACGGCGCGGGGAGGTATCGCTGTTCGGCAATACTTATTATTCCGCCGAATTGATGGAGTTCAACGGTGAAACGGTCAGGGTCGGCTACGACGTGCAGGACGCGCTTTGGGTTTGGATATACGACGATGTCGGACGCCTTATCTGCAAAGCGGAATGGCATGGCAACTCGACGGATTATATGCCTGTCAGCGTCTTGGAACGCGCGGAAGACAAACGCAACGACGAGCGTCTGAAACGCAACGAGCTGCAACAGCAAAACATCCTGAAAGAACGCCGCGTACCGACCATCGAACATCAGGACTCGGTCAATATCGGGGGAATGGTGTTGGGTATGGCGGAAGTCAAGAAGAAGGCTGCTTTACTTTCGCAACTCCGAAGCCGTGAGGATGATTTAACGGTCGAGGCTGTGGAAGTGAAGGCGGTTGCGATGCCGTCTGAACCGGAAACGGCTGCGGGCTGGTCGGTACCGTCCGAAGCATCGGAGCGGTTTGCGCTGTATCAGCGGATTTGCGGTCAGGCGGATTTGCCGCCGCAGGCGCAAAGATGGCTGGAGCGGTATCCGCAAAGCAATGAGTATAAGGCGTTGTCCAAACGGGCGATGCTGGCTTGATTTCAGACGACCTTTCGGGGTTTAAAACAAGGTTTATTCACTACTTTAAAAGGATTTTAAAAATGAAAATTGCAAATATCAACAATCTGTCTTTGGTCTCCGTTGCAATGGAGCGTTTGGTCAACCGTCAGGACGGTTTGCCGGGTTTGGGTGTGTTGTACGGCCCTTCGGGTTTCGGTAAGACGACGGCGACGGTGGCGGTGGCGAATGAGACACGCGCTTACTATGTCCAGCTGCGCAGCGCATGGAGCAAAAAGACGCTTTTGGAAAAAATCTGCTTCGAGATGGGCTTGCCGCCTGCACGGACGGCGGCGGGTTGTTTGGATGTGATCTGCGAACAGTTGGCCGCCAGTCAGCGTCCGTTGATTTTGGATGAGGCGGACTATTTGGTTACGCATAAGGGATTGGTCGAGCTGGTGCGCGACATCTACGAGGGCAGCCAAGCCCCGCTGATGTTGGTGGGCGAGGAGATGTTGCCGACCAAGCTGAAGAAATTCGAGCGTTTCCACGGTCGCGTGCTGGCTTGGGTACCTGCGCAGCCTGTCGATTTGGCAGACGCGGAAGAGTTGGCGAAGGTTTACGCGCCTGATTTGACGTTTGAAAAAGATGCGCTGTCTTATTTGGTGGATTTGGCGCACGGCTCGGTACGCCGCGTAACGGTCAATTTGGTCAATCTGTTGGAGCTTGCCAACCAGCAAGGCTTGGATACGGTAACGCGCGAGATTTGTGCGAAAGCCGACCTGTACAAGGGCGAAGCACCTAAACGCGGGGTCAAATTATGAGCATGACGACATTGACGAAGCCCCGCAACCGCCGACAAGAGATTTGGAACTGTCTGCGGGGCAATAAGGACAGGCTTCAGACGGTCTCTGAAATCGCCAAAGCCTGCCAACTGAGCGGGAATACGGTGTACGCGTATCTGAAAGCTCTTAATAAAGGCGGGTTTGTGTCGATACAGAAGGGTTCGGACTTTTGCAGACCGTACGGATACCGACTGGAGCGGGATGCGGGTGTTGATGCGCCCCGCTTGTCTGATGACGGTCAGCCGTTGAAATGTCCGGTAACGGAAGCCTTGTGGCGGACGATGCGGATTTTGAAAACCTTTGACTTGGACAGCCTGACGGCCCACGTCAATATGACACACCCTGTCAGCCGCAGTATGGCCAAGGTTTATGCTCAACACCTTGAAGCGGCGGGTTATCTGAAAAATACGGGCAACGCTCGGAAAAAATCGTTTGTCCTTTTGAAGAATACAGGGTCGAAAGCACCGCAGCTTCTGGCTGTCAGAGAGGTGTATGACCCAAATATAAACGAAATTGTATTAAGGGAGGTTCCTGATTATGAATGAAAAAGATTATATGAAAGAAGATTGGTACGCGGTTTTGAAGGAAGAGGTCGAGAAAGACGGACTGATGAAGACTGCGGCAAAACTCCGATACAGCGCGACAAGCATCAGTCTGATTTTGAACGGTAAATACAACGGCAAGCCAGACAAAGTTGCTGCGAAAGTGGCGGATGTATTTCGCAAGGTGATGTGTCCGTTTGAAGGTCGGCGGATGGAACGAGCCGAATGTATTGAAATCTCTCTCTCCCCCGCTCCGACGCATAACCCTATCAAAATGCAGCACTGGCGGGCATGTCAAAAGTGTGAAATTAAACCATGCGAAAAGCGTAAAAAGGTTGGCTGAAATGAGACACGAATATGCGGTACACGCCGGAGTCTATGAGGACACTTGGCACGATTATGAAACCCATAAACGGCGGAAGATTTGGCGGGCTGATGTACGCGGCAAGCGGAAAGAAGGCTTCGCATGGTTGCAAATTCGCCGACTGCGGAAACGCTTCGAGAGCAAAGAGGAAGCCAAGGAATGGGCGGCGCAGGTTAAGGCGGATTGGGTACGCAATAATTTTTTTGCCTTGAGAAAATATTAAGTAATTGATTTATAAGGAAATAGGAAAATGTCTAATTTGTTTTGCGAACGAAAAACCAAGTGGATCGGTTTGGCTTTTTGGTTGTTGTTTTGGGCGGTTTTGGTGGGAACGATGCTGCACAGCTGCTCTAAGCCGGTGGTGTCGGCGGCAAAGTTGGAAATGTCGCGCCGCGAGCGTCTGGCGGATTTGGAGGCAAAAGCCTTGGGCGAGCAATACGAGTCGATGAGTACGGAAGAAAAAATGAAAGGTATTGTTTATGAGCGATAAGCCATTGAGCCCTACGGCGAAACAAGAGGCTTTGGAACGTGCGCTTAAGGAAATCCGCGCGAAATATGGCGATAAGGCGATTGTGAAAGGATGTGTGAAATGAGTTTCGGACGACGTAATACGGATTGGCAGGCTTGGGGACAACACCGCAGGCGTGCGACGGCGCGAATGGCGCAAAAAAATAGAGAGCGTGAAATCGAGGAATATCAGGCGCGTTTTAAACGGCCTGCCGAGAAGAAGGAGGAGAAAAAATGATTTGGTTTGTTGTCGGATTGGCTGTGTTGGTGTTGCTGGGGATTTGGCTTGAAATGCTGGCCCGAATCGTTGTGTTGCACATGATAGGCAAATGCCATGACGGGTATGACGACAATTAAAACGGTAAGGCGTTGATGTTGCTCTATATTTTTTTGCCTTATTGAAAATGTAAGGTATTGATTTAAAAGGATTTAAGATGAATAAAGAGAAAGTCTTAGACAAAATCAAGAAATGCTTGGCTTTGAGTAAGTCGGCAAATGAACACGAGGCCGCACAGGCGTTAAAGCAAGCGCAGGCTTTAATGGAGAGGCATGAAGTCAATGCTGTGGATATTGCTTTATCTGAAGTCTCTGAACAAAGAGCTGATCGGAGAATGGCCTTTAAATTAGCAGATTGGCAATGGGGCGTTGCAAATATGATTGCCGATATATTTGGGTGCCAATCTTACCAACGTGGGAAGACGATGATGTTTTACGGCATTGGAAATAGAGCAGAAATCTCAGCCTATGCCTTTGATGTAGTTTATCGGCAGATTTCTGCCGAACGCCGCAAATTTTTAAAAAACTGCCGAGCAAGAAAGCAAGCACATAGAACTTATCTTGCCGACCAATTTTGCAATGGTTGGATTATGGGTGCTTGGAAGATAGTCAAAAAATTTGAGATGTCCGATGAAGAAAAAGCCGTTATGGACGGATACAAAAAAAAGAACTTCCGGACATGGTCGAAGCGAAAACAAGGGATGCGAAATCATCAATTCTCCAAGGGTCAAAGATGGAATATGGGGCATTAGCTCAAGGAATGGAATCGGGTAAACAAGTGCAGTTACATCATGCCATGAATGGTACAGACGGCGTGAAACAAATTGGAGAGCAAAAATGAATCAAAAAGAAATTGCAGAATGGGTCGAAGACCGTGGCGAGCTGATGATCATGAAGAAGGACGGTGAAGGCTTTGTAATCGTTGCGCGTGCGCCGGACGGGATGTGGAAAACGGCGGAGGCGGAAACTTTGGCTCAGGCGATAACTTTATGGGAGGAAGCGTGATGAAGGTATTAGACCCGTGTTGCGGCAGCCGGATGATGTGGTTCAATAAAAATAACCCTGAAGCTGTTTTCGGCGATAAACGCAAAGAAATCCATCTACTGAAAGACCGGAAATATCTGCGCAAACTGGAAATTAATCCCGATGTGGTTATGGATTTTACAAATATCCCTTTTCCTGACAACACGTTCGCAGTAGTGGTTTTCGATCCGCCTCATTTACAAAGAGCGGGAGAAAAATCTTGGCTTGCAAAAAAATACGGGGTGTTGGGCAATGAGTGGAGAGAAGATTTTCGTAAAGGGTTTGCTGAGTGTTTCCGGGTATTGCGTCCTGACGGCATATTGATTTTTAAGTGGAGTGAAAATCAAATCCCTGTGAAAGAGATTCTTGCTCTGACTAACGTAGAACCACTTATTGGGCACGTTAGCATGAAGCATAAGCAAAACCAAACACAGACACATTGGATAACGTTTTTGAAGGAAGAAGCGTCATGAGCATTGGAATGATGATTTATCTCTTGATCTGCGGGCTGATTGGTTTGGCACTGGTGGTTTTGGCACTGATGAGCCTGATTGAAAACTGGTTTAAGCAGCGGACTAAAGCTGTTGTTTTGGATGCCTGCGGTATGTTTTTTGGGTTGATTGTTGTCCTTGTGGCGTTTTTGGCGATTCTTGGGGTGGTTAAATGATTGAAATCAGAAGTAAAAACTTTATCGCGTACAACGCAAGTGAAAGTGTTTTGGAAAGCATCATCAAGGATGTTTTCACGGGGTTGATGTTGAGTTTTTGTGTGTATATCAGCCATTGGTCAGCCTCAGTGTTTTGGACATTTATCAGCGGTTTGATGTTTTTGTCTTATCTGGGCATTAAGTTGGGCAGGTTGATTCGTGACAAGCGAACTAAGTTTGAAACTTGGTCAGAGCTTAAAGCATGGATCGATAAACAAGCTGAACTTGAAAATCACTTGGCAGGTAATGTTCAGATTGTAAAAGGCAATGGAAATGTACAGGCTGGTGGTGATGTTTGGAAGGATAAACAATGAACATCAAAAAATTCAACCCGAAAAAAGACCCTAAATACATTGACTATATTTTTCGATTTTTGAAGAAAAAATCCAAACTGATTGAAACTTTAGGAGCTTATCCACGAATTGTTAAGTTTAAAGATGGATTTGACTGGTATATCGGCTGGTTTATTGATGACGGTCTTGAAGATTTTATTGGCAGCAGGATTTGTTACGGCTCCGAAAAAGTTGAGACTTTTTGTTTTGTTAGAACCACTGAAGCGGAGGTTGTCGCTGAAGTCAAATGGAATGAATACGAACGTGTCGGAGTGTGTGCATTAACTAAATGGCATCACAAATGGGTCTATGCCAATAAACAATCACGCAAATGCCGACACTGCGGAAGATGGGAACGGAAAGTCGTCAAGACCGTTAAGACGGTTGAACGTCGAACATTATGGGAGAGCGAGTCATGAACATCAAATGCCCGAACTGCGGGG